TCATCTGTTCTATAATACTCTTTAGCGAAATCGGTCTGTTTAGCAGCTTCTTCTTTAAGTTGCTTTAAAACATTATCTGCGTAATCTGCTGTTGCCATTTATATTACTCTATTTCTTACTGTTAGTGTCGTGTTCTTTAGCTGCACTATTAACATATAGTCCAAACCAAGCTGCTCCGGCACCGACTAGAACTGAAATCAAACCACTTTGTTCTATGTTTGGATTTTCTAAACCCATAAACCACATAGCAGCGTAGTACACTAAGAAAATGTATACACTTAAAAAAGCTCTTGGCCATATTCTCCAAGCATCGATTGTTCGTGCTAAGTGAACCCACTTTTGCCATGGGTTGACCATATCGTCAGCTTCTAGTTCTCTAATTCTATCTTTTAATTTAGCTTCATTGGATAATAGTTCCATAAACTTATTAAGATCAATTTCGACCTCGTTACGGCTCATATCACCTGCAAATCTTTCGTCAGCCATTATTATCTCCTCATTTTTGACTCAGCTACTTTTTGTCGCTGTTCTTCTTCTTCTAACCATTTCATTAGAAGTTGAACATATACTTCCCTCTCCCAAGGTATCATATTGTTCAGTTCTGTTAAACTGTACTTATGATGTTGCATCAAACCGAAGTTTGTATGAATTAAATTATATAGACTGTCATGAGAGAGGGCTAGCCGAAAAAATTTCCGATCCCTACCAATTCATATGGATTGGCCTCTGAACATTTCACGCAATCATAACTTCCGTTAATTCTTAATGTTTTGACATTGGTAAAGAACGCTTGAACTTTCTCAAACATATCTAATGATAAAGTGTCTAAGAAATCCATTAATTCTTTTTGAGTGAAATCATCTCTAGTATGAATCTCATCTCCATCAATAACTGAATTAATACATTTAGATACAACCTCAAAAATTACTTTTGGATCCTCTGCATTGTTTAAATTAACCGATTGAATAATTTCATAACTCGGTACTCTCAAATCAAATGCTACTGTATCTGTAACATAAACTACATTATCAATTACTTGCTCTGGTTCCTGTACAATGGTATTTTCAAGTTCTACAGTAACCGAATTAGGTTCTTGACAACTCTTACATTCCATTTGTACATCAGCTGTTTCACCAACTGATTTAATTCTTAATTGTAAAAATAAATATTCTAAATCAATAGTAGCTAATTCTTTAGCCACTACATCATCACAACATATATCAATTAATCGAATCATTTCACCAACTTGTTCATTGGTGTTTTCTGATTCTTGTGCTACTAATAACACTTTTTGTTCACCAACAAGAAACGGTCTGAAATGAACTGTTTCTCCTGATGAAGGTAAAACACAACTATGTTTAGGTGTTTCAAGTTTAGGTAACGCCATAATTTATTTCCTCATAATAATATAATACTATTTAGTCATTTTATCCGAATAACTTATCTTGAATTTTGTTATCCAGTTTTGATCTAATCTTTCTCATCTTCTTATTGAATAATCCGCCGAGTAATCCACTTGGTGAATTTTCGAATGAAGAAGACCATGTTCTGTAATTAAATGTTACATCAAATGTTTGTACCTCAGTACTACCAGCTGACATAGTTAAACCAGTAACAACCGTTGGAAACGCGTCATGTAGTTCTACTGAATATACTGGTATATTATCGACACCTAATTGTTCAATAATAACTGTTCCGTGATAATTTTCTGGGTATTGTAAGTTATACGCTTCGTCAAACATATATGATTGCCAAAGTTCCATTAATTGCTTATCTTCCATTGTAGTGTCTAATAAAAATTTCATAGTAACTTCATTCTCATAAGTTATACCTGTGATGTATGGTCTATCTGGCATACCACCACCAAAACTGTGTCTTTGTACTTCCATTGTTTTACCGGGTATGTTGACTTCTGAAACTCTAAGACCTCTACTTCTAAGAGCAATTTTTGGAGCTCTTATCTCTACATTGAATCTATCACTTCTAGCCATAGAGTCTAAATGGTTTTTAAATCTATTAATATGCATTAGTTATATTTACTCCTACTCTCTGCCCAAACTGTATCTTTTGAAACCTTTCTAAACGATTCAGTAGGTAGAAAGATAGCTATTTCCCAATCAGCTGGTTCTATTAACAATAATGGTGATTGAATGTTTGACGACAAATAATGTTTCATACAAGGTTTAAAAAATCTCATCTTTGACGAACTTTTTAATAGATCATAAGTTACTCTCATTTTAGTTGTTCTATCGTACTTATCATTATTTGTTATGTCATACAATTCATCTAAAAACTGTGCCCTAATTAAAGGGTGTAAATAATGTAAATTAAGTCCATAAAAACCACCTTTGGCTTTTTGGACAGGGATACATAATGGAAACCTATCATAATATGGTAATACACTTTTTAACTTTGGATCATATTGAAAGTTGTACATACTACCATATACTTGTCTTGTTCTTGTTGGACCGTCTGCTATTAAAGCGGCACGGGAGACATTACGATCACTAACTCTTTGTCTAAACCATTCCATTGAAGCTTGTGTACGAGCGGCTATACCAGCTCTGAAAGCTTCTTGTTCTAATTTATCGAAAAGTCTCCCTGCCATGAGTTGTCCTAGAATACTGTTTTAAAATGTAATGATACAGCATCGCCGATAGCGACATGATCATCTTGAACATTAGATTGTATTAATACTCCTAGACTCATTGAATCAGATAAAGCGTATTCAACATTGATACTTTTATCTTTAACACCATCATAATCTCCATAGTGTAAGGTTACATCAGCGAAGTCAATGAATGGGACTTTTAAATCTACCCAATCATAGTCTTTAGCATCATGCATACCTGAAGCATGACCCACAGTTAATGCGTCATATCCAAGTACTATATATTTTTCTTCAAAGTTCATAGAATCTTCTTTAGGATATCTGTAAGATATATATCCTACATCCATTGAGAATTTTCCCTTTGATAGACTATACCCACCATAAAGATCAAGTTCGACCTTTGAGTCATTATTAAAATCAATAGAACTTGCACACCCACCGACATAGAACCCTTGGGCTATAGCCTGGTCTGCACAAGCATATACAGAGGGTTTACCATCAGATTGTGATACACCTCTCCACATATAATCTGAACTTATTCCATATTCTCCAGATAATCCACTAAGACCAACATGAGATTGATACTCACGAGCCTCAGCAGCACCTAGAAACATTATAGAAAAAGTCGATAATAATACTAATATCTTTTTCATATTTACTCCTTTTATATTAGTTTACATGATATAAAATCATAATGTTAGTAAAGTATTTATGTCAGTTAGTATATGTTAATGTCTTTTTCTGTTAGAATTCTCCAATTCCACTTACGATCTTTACAATAATTCATAGCAGAATTCCATTTAGCTTCATTTACTATATAAGTTTGTACTTCTTTTAAATAACGCTTAGATGTTCTACCAGTCTTTGTAAGTTTCTTTTTAGGGTTCGGTGGAGAACATTGAGAAAAGGGTTTAATCTCTATAAGTTCTTCTACTATCACGCCTTTGGCGTTTCGATACTTCATGTAGAAGTCTGGAAAGTATCTATGCACACGATTATCTACCGGTGATACATATGGTATAATGATTTCTTCTGAACTCCATTTAAGCACAGAAGGATTATTATCTAGATAAACCATGAATCTTCGCTCTAAAAGAGAACGATAAATAATGTTACCAGGGTTTCCTTTATACTTATTTGGATTCTTCGGTCTAAACTTTCCTTTATAAGACATAAATAACTATAAAGTATATATGGAATTCGTCAAATGGCAATATTAAAAAAATCAAAAAAGGCACTAAAGAACTATGTTGGATCAGTTAGTGGTGACCTCAATTCTATTGGAGACAAATTTAAAAGTAAATTTGGAAGTCTTGGTAATTTCTCAAACACATTCGATCAAAGAATAGCTGATGGTTTATCTGATTTACTTACAGGTGCTACAGGTATTAGAACTTCTAACATACCAGAAATATCAAAAGAAGTCTTATCTACTAAAATGAAGAATAGAGA